TATATTGTATGAAAAATAAACATCTTTGATTAACAGTGTGTCATCCACATTTAATCGCTGGTCTGTTACAGACACCAAGCAGTTTGGTGTCCAAACATTTGAATCATCCACCAAGAACCCCTGGACTTTACAAGAATAATTAAACCCTCTTGCTTTCCGCACTGACGCTTCCCACTCCGCACGTTTTTTAGCATAGTCAGAATCTCCAGATGTTTCATCAACGATAGTTAATACCCTGCTTGATCGTATATCGCTATCAGATGACTCCCCATCTTGATTGGTATCTTTTTTAACGTCTATGCCAGAACCGCCAGAAACAAGCCCTAAAACGTCGTTTTGTGATTTCACAATATATTTATTATAACGACCAAACGTGCTTTCAGATTTTGAAGCACTTAAAACATTGTTTTGAGACGCTAAAAATGGACTATAGTTATGTATAATCTTTTGGGAATACTCTACGCCCTCACCACCCCTAGTAACTACTAAATTTCCCTCTCCGTCAGTTGTAGCCATAACTTGACGCTTAGCGCAATATCTATCAACAGCTTCAAACAGACTTACCCCTTGGTCAATACTAACTTGATCTTTTTTTGTGAAAATATCTGGACGCACTAAATCAATAACATTGATATTCCCAACCCCATTATCGGACAACAACTTAGTCAATAATGCCTTTAGCGTCATTGAGCCAGTAATCACTAATGGATTAAAGACTGTCCCATCCACTATGTCCGATGTTCTGTCACGCCCAGAAATAGTTACAGTATGTCCGTCATTGCTATATTCAGACGATATTATTTCAACGTACCCATCTAAAATTGATACTTCATGAAATAAAATAACCACATCATCCCCTAAAGCAATAGGGAAGTCCTCCAATTTTTCAACAGTACCGATAACCGTAAATTCATTAGCAATCGTTTCTAGCGATCTATTAACGTCAACTGATAAAAAATTTGAATAAGCAACGCCATTCACCTCAACCACAATATCCTTGCCAAAAACCTTGTCGATAAAGTTTCCGGCCTTAGTCTTAAACCCCATTAAATAGCCTCTGTAATTGTTTGACTTCCCTCAACAAACCCAGTATTTGAAATACTGTTTAAATCAATTATTTCAGAGTTTTTAGATGAATCTCCATACAAACTATATGCCAATACACTGCTTGGCATTAAATTAGTTGTGTATGTAGTCAAATCTTTTAATTCTAGCGTTGAAAAAAACCTCATAACCGCCGTTTTAATTTCAAGCATAGACAACCTGGAATCAGAATCAATAAGCGGATTATCAGAAACTACTACATACTCACCATCTAATTGCTGAATAACCCCATCTAATTCAACTTTGTTTTGATAGGCTATGTTAACAGCATTATCGTATGCATAGGACAAGTTTATAGATTGAATAACTAAACCTATCGTATTTAACAACTCCGCATCTGTCTCGCTAGACTGTATATTTGTAATGTTTTTTCCAAAACTAAATAACTCTACGCTTAATAAGTATTTACTTTTAAAATCTTTTCCAACTTTGTTATAAGCAGCAAACAGTCCGTCTAACTCTTCTCCAATCTCATTGTTTGCGACAATAGAAAACATCCGCCCATTCATATCATTTGCAATAGCGTTAAAATCGCTGTTATTTTCATTTTCGATCTTAACAATAGCCCTACGCATAGTATCAATTAATAAATTAACCCTATCGGCCAATAACCGTGTTGTGCTGTTTTTTAAAATTCCTTTTAATGCCATACTAAAAACCAAACCTTTTTAATTTTGATTTCCCAAACGACTTAATTTTCCCAATTCCGGCAGCCCGCAATGAACTTATGGCTGATGTGGTCAATGTAGATAGGGACGGCAAGAATAACCCAAACTCAATAATAAATGTAATTGAATAATCATAAAGCCCATATTTATCAATAGAATCGCTTTTGGTGTATGTGGTAACCTTTGCCGTGAAATTGCCGTATTTTGGATGGGACAAAATTCCTGAACCACTTGCATTTAAGGCAGCATCTAAAACATCTCTGTTTCCATCGTCAATTTGTGCTGAAATAGTAAACTGTTTAGGCATTTTCCCCATTTGCTCAATCTTAAAATTATTAGACCCTGGGTATAAATGTTGAACTGTCTTAAACCCTCGTTGTTCTGTGCTTCCACGGTAATAAAAAGGTATTCCACGCCACGATGCTTGTTTAGGGTTAGCCATTATGGATTCACCCCAACTGTCTGCATAATACGCCCACGATTGCCAGAAAATCCAAAGTTGCTAGTGGACACTTTACTACCTTTGTCGGCTGATACAGTTATGTTCCCATTTAATTCAACTGATTGAGATTGTGGACGTGATGTACTAAACATTGCATTAGAAACGCTATCCTGGCCTGTTATCCCTCCAACAAATGTGGTTGCCATATCAGATTTGTATTTTTTAAAAAACGAATCAAATATATTGAAATATCGCAAAAAATCATCTAACGCACCCTTTACAAAATCAACAGCCGTTTTAAACGCCCCTTTAATAACGCCCCCAAACTTTGAAAACCCCGCATTTACTTTATCCCAGTTTTTATACAACGATTTTGCAGCCATTACCAACGCCCCCATTATAGCCACAATTCCAATATTAGATATAATAAATCCTACACCAGCAACAGCAGCCCCAATGGCTATAATTGCAGGGATCGCAACAGCAGCAGCCCCGACCACTGTTAAAATAGTTTTTGTCAATGCTCTATTATTTTTTACCCATTCGTGTACACGTTGCAATACATTAATAACAACTCCTGCGAATGCCTTCGCTTCTGGTAAAAATTCATTACCTATAGCAGCAGTCGTCAACACAAAATTGTCTTTTAATGTGCTTAAAACACCATTTAGCGTTTTTGATTGATTTATCATTGCACCGTGAGCAAACCCACCTTTTTTAGTCATATTAATCATGGCTTGCTCAATCATCTGAAACGATATCTTCCCTTTGGAGGCCATATCAAAAATAGCAGACTCATTCACACCAAATTCTTTAGACAATAACGCTATTGCTGGTATTCCCCTGTCAGACAGTTGCAATATCTCCTCGGTCATTGCCTTGCCTTTATTCTTTATTTTCGCAAATATCGAACTCATGTCCGTCAATGGAACATTTGAAACAGCAGCTATGTCACCTAAGAACTGCAGTTTATCTGATATTTGCTCAACAGGGACACCAGCAGCTAACAACTGCCTACCCGCTTTACTCACTTGCTCTAATTGAAAGGGGGTCTTAGCTGTAAACTCATTCAATTTAGCAACCATTTCAGCAGCTTTTTCAGCATCGCCCAGTATACCCAAGAAACCTGTCCGCATAGTTTCCATCTTTGCAGCGTTTCGCAACAATATGCCAAAACCAGCAGCAACAGGTAAAGTAAACCGTGTCACCATTTTCTTTCCAAATTCAACAGCTGTATTCCCCATTGATTTTAGCCTTTTGTCAAGTTTTTCAACCTTAGACCGTGATTTGTCTGTTTGCTCTGCAAACTTGGCCATATTACGGCTAAATTTATCTCTAACTTCGACTAAGTAACTAACTAATTTCATCGTTTCCTTTGTTGCTTTTCAATCTCTCGATTTTTTTGCTCCACAATATTGCTTACCTCTTTATTATACAACAACAATTCCCCCATATTCATATTCATTAATTCAGAATAGCTAAAATGATGTTCCATCATATAAACAATAAACCCCTCAATAGTTGTGTTATTAATAGATTTAAAATCAGTAAATAAAAACTTTGGTTTATTTTCTACAAGCCCAGCGACAAAAAATGGTCAGCATACCCCCCAGCTAACGCTTTTAAATCAGATAAATGTAAACCATCGTCAAAATGAGTTTTTTTCATTTGAATACCATCAATAGTTATCGTTGGCTTATCTTCTGTTCCAGCAAGAAATATTTGTTCCAAGTTATACATAATAGAGCCAACCGCATCGCCATCAGCAAACTGAATAATCAAACTCCCTATCCCAACTTGGTCATCCGTATTAGATTCAACATCACTTTGCTTACCCACCCCATCTATCATGGTATTAATTTTTGGAAAAACACCTAAAAAAGCGTTGTTTAAATCGGCTTCCAGCTTTAACACTTTATACTTATCTCGTGGTCGTGGAGCATAAACAATAACATCTGATGCATCCACATACTCACCATCTTTAGATATTTTTATTGGGGTTTTTAAAGTGTATTCAAAAAATTCTTTCATAATAGATTCAAGTATAGCATAATAATTAATATAATATCAATAATAATACTAGACAACTTAAATGCTACTGAATCTACTATGCGTTGCAATGCTCGCATTAAGCTGTTACCGCTTGCGAACCTTCAAATTCTACAGATATTACTCCATCAGATGAAACATTGATTTCAGGGTCAACATACATGCACATTTTTTGAAACACTTTAGTAACCCCAGTAGACGCAACATATTTAATCACGTTGCCGAGTCCGTTAGCCTTCCACCCACGAACTAACGCTTCATTTTCAACAGTTGACAACAAGTCAAATGCAACCATGCTTTTGGCTGTTGTATAATCCACTGCTTCAATTACGTCCACAGATGTTCCGGCTACTTGTGGGGCAATAACCTTATCCCCAGAACCATCTTTCATACGCAGGCTATTACCTTGAATAGCTATTGATTGGTCATTAATAAATAATTGTCCACCGACTAATGATGTTGCCATATTTTACTCCTATATGTTAAAAACTGCTTGTAACACTAAATCAAGTCTTCGCAGCTGAGCAACAAGCGGTACTTTAGCAGTGCTAGTAGCCTTTCCGTTTAACAAGTCTAAACTAATTGTTAAGTTGTCAACAAAATACTTGATATTTTCCTCGCCTGCTCGATACAATAAATATCCTTCGCCGGACAAAATGCTATATAGCTCTACTAGCTTGCCACGGATCGCATTCTCATTCACCATGTTATACCCAGTAACCAATGCTCCGTCAGTCAATCGGCTTTGGCTGTAAGCTGATTTCAAGTTGTTAAAAATAAACTCAGCCCCAGCAGATGTTACATCAACATTGTTTAGAAATTGATATGTTTTATCTACATTCCCAGCGACATCTGTCTTATAAGTTGTGTATACCTGCCCAAGAATAACTCCATTACCGGCAACATTATTCCCGATAACAAACCCACCAGCAGCGTTAATTTCAGCCTGCTCAGATTTAGACCACCCTTTCCCTGTATCAACAACTGGCAACCCCAAAGGTGTATTCATGTAAGGCAATGACGCTATGTGAGTCCCCCCTCTAACATCTAAATTTGAAGCAATAACAATCTGTGCTATATTAGACCCATCTGTAAGCCGTAACGATCTAATAGCCCCAATCTTAGCTGCTATAACATCATCTAATTCAAATATAACAGACCCTTTATACAACGAATCGTTTACAATCTCTTGTGCATTAACAATCAATGATTGTGAATTTCTAGCATTTAAGAATGTTTTTAAATTAGATAAGGTGTCTGTTTTAGATATTACACAAACACCATCAAGAATCGCATTGTCTTCGTTCCACCGTGGGTCTAACAATGAAGTTGTGCTTGCATGAGTATCAGCAACAATTGTTACATCGTAGTTGCCAGGGAATACAATAGTTTGGTACCTTGTCTCACCAATTACATCAAATAATCCAGTCAATACTGGGTCAGTCGCACCGCCTGTCATAGCCGTGACACTTGGCGTAACTCCACCAACAATCCCCTTTACCTCTAAACCAATTCCATTGCCGTATGTGCCAGCATTGTTAGCCGTCAATGTTACCGTTCCAGTCGTGTTAGATGCTGAAACGATTTTGTGAGCATCAGCGTTAATTAAGGCAACCAATGCATCCCCAACTTCCGTTGCCGTGTCGCCTGAAGCAATAGATACGCTGTATTTATGGTTTGTTCGTGAACCAACAGACACAACCAATACCCCAGACTCTGTGGCTGTTCCAGAAAAAGCAACAGAGCCTGTCGCTTGAACCCCTGATCCGTTATCATCTAACGGAATAACATCTAATTGCGTAACTTGATTTACCGACTTAAATGCCTTGACCATTTCAGCAACCTGAGACCCTTTCCCAAAATTACCAATCTCAACATTAGCATTTCCAATACTTTCAATTAAAGAACCACTGGTGTAAACAGAACCTGTTTGCTGACCAACGATCAACACCTTTTGTGGAGCATTGCTAATTGACTGCTCCGCTGGTGCCTTGGTAATATTAATAATAGGATTACTGACTGTCATTTAATACCTCACTTTTTTTGTCTTTTTCGATTTTTTTACGCACAATTTTCTTTTCTTCAATTATTTCTACACAATTATCAAACTGAGCATCGTTTAATCGTTTGCGCCAGTAGATATTAACTGGCACACCATCCACCGCTTCAACCTCTACAATATC